TTCATCCTCTTCATAACTAATTATTTCTTGTCTTATCAAACCCTCTCTAGGTGGTTCTAAGTTCTCCGCTTTTGCCATATATTTTGATCTCCTCATCACTTAACTGCCAGCGCACCGACAAATGCGTGGTTTCTCCAAAATGGTTGTACAACACTGAACCCAGCATCGATAACCATTTTTTCTATTTCTTTCCATGTATTTGGTTTCATCATATGTCTTAGTGTTCGTTCTTTGTCCATGATGTCTTCCGCACTAAAAGACTCTCTTTTGTAGTCATAATAATTAAAAGTTATCATGTCTTGAACTAATGCATTTTCACAGATTGTCTTCTCTGCAAATATATATGCACCTCCACACATTAGACCATCATAGATATCTTTTATCAACTTCTCTCTATCAGACTTCGGCATGAACTGTAATGTAAATATAGATGTAATCAATGAACAATCTTCATACTCATACCATCTTGCATCACTATCCTCAAATCTAACATTTCTATAATATTTCCTTATCTCTTCTTTTCTCTTTTGTAGATCTCCTTGAAAACCCTCTGCAATCTCAAGACCAATATACTTTGTGTTTGTACAATGATCTAAATTATAATCAATCAAAGCCTTAGTCATCTTTCCAGTAGAACATCCAATATCAACTACATTTGTGTTATCTTCTATGAAGTAACGAGATAAAGATATTACATCTTGCATTAAGTCTGAATACCCACGAATAGATTGTTCTATATGTTTATCAAAACCTTCTTTTCTATGTGCAAATGTAAAGTCAGCCATTTTGTATTTCCTTATATGGTTTGAGAACTCTTTCATACACAGCATCTGCAATTGCTTTCATCATGAGTGGAGGCACCATACGACCCATTCTCTCAGACTTTTGTTCCCACTTACCTGTTAATTTAAAATCATCTGGTAGTGACATAACTCGTTGTGTTTCACAAAGTGCAAGTTTTCTCATCTCACTCCAATGTATACATCCACCAGATGCTGTTATAGTAGGACTGGGTTTATGTCTGGATATTCGTTTCATATTGAAATGATGACCTTTTGGATGATAGTCACAACCAGTTAATACTTTATCTGGGTCAAGTGGCATTTTAGATGCAGTTACAAAGTGTGAACCCTTTGCAAATTTTTCTGTCAACATTTGTATCTCTTCTTCATCATACTCTAAATCACTAAATGCATCACCACAAGTTATTGCCTGTGAAAACTTCTCTGGAAAGATACCAGCGATATTCATGAATGTCATACCTATTGCTGATGTTACATCTTCACGAACAGCAATGAAGATTAATCTTTTTCTTGTTTGTGGAACTCCATAATGTGATGAGTCTAGTATTTTAGATGAAACATCATAACCTATCTTCTCAAAAGTATTAGTTATCTTATTGTAGTATTCTTTTGCCTCACCCATAGTTAGACCTGCTACATTTTCTCCAACTATGACTTTTGGTTTGATATACTCTGCAACTCTAAGAAACTCAAAAAATAAATCTTCAATATTTTCTACCTTTTTACCATCAGAATAATTTTTAGTTTTACCAAAACCCTTTGAGTGACCACCACCTTGAACAACTGAACCAGCCATAGAGAATGCAGAACATGGTGGTGAACCATCTAGAATATCCACTTCTCCTACTTTCACATGACCAGCATCGAGTAATTCTTGACCTGTAAGTTCTTTTATATCATTTGGTAAAATAGGTGTACTAGGATAATTCTCTGTATATGTGTTACGCGCCTCCTGTACAAACTCGTTTATACAAAGTATTTTTCCACCAGCCAGACGATAACCAGTACTAGAACCACCACCTCCAGCAAATGTAGATATCACATTGAACTTATTTTGTTTCTCAGCATCATATACATCTTGTAAATTATATTTTTTATATTTCATACGAAAAACTCCTCTAAAGTATTCGTACTATTTAGCAGGTTCCAATCTCTACAAATGTCCATCACTCTTTTCCTACCTTTAAAATTTATTTCTTTATTGTGAATCAGTGTTTCAAATAAATCTACTATACCACAATCTATCTGTAAGTTCAAGTGCTTTTTTATATTTTTTATTAATTTAAATTCATCAAATGCATTTCTTACATGATGTTTTTGATTTGGAGTATTAAGTTCCTCCCAACTCTTACTATAAAAAAACTCCTTGACACTATTAGTTAGATATGGTGTGATAAACTTTTTATGATATATGTCTGCAACCTTTTTATGCCACAAATATCCAGCACACATATTTGGTTTAAAGTAGTTATCTCTAAATTTATTAAACAGTTCTTGTGTGTGTTTAAAATGTATCATCGCCTTTTTACTAATTCCATAGTACCCATCGGCGGCCCAGCCCGACAACACTTCTGTTTCTTCAATCTCTGGATATACATACAGAAATGGATATACGCATTCAAAATGAGTTTTCTTTTTACAATCCAACTTTACTAGTCTATGAAAATCTTGAACTAAATTATTTGTTGGAACTTTTACACCTGTAAACTTCCACCCAAATATCTCAGCAATTTCTTTGGCTTTTTTGTAGTCGTATGATTCATTTTTATCTAGACAAAAACTATATGCATGTATTGTCTTACCAAGTCTTTGAGCTGCAAAAGCTACAGATATTGAGTCCACTCCGCCACTTAATAATACAGCACATTCACTTGATAACGAGGACTTACTTATCTCACCCTCTAAAAGTTTATCAATCAAAGAAACTCTCCAAACTCCCTTGCTGTCCATAACTATCATCTATTCTCCAGAGAACTTTATCTGTAATAAATTTTAAAGGTTCAACAAAACTTTTTGTAAATTGTAATTCTCTATCAACTAACTCATGTAGACCAAGACCTTTGGGTAACTCAGTAACAAACGATATAGAACTTGATTGATACACATTTGGTTGTTTCATGTGTAAAAACTTTATCTTATCACCCTCTTGAATATAAACAAGTTTATTATTAAGTTTATGTTTTTCAACCAAGTGATTATATAAGATTGCACCGCGAACATGAATTGGACTACGAGATTTAAAAAGATTATACTTAACAATTTGTTGTTTCATATCAAGTAAATTTATTGCAACATCATGACCACTCGTATTATCTGTATACTTTGATATTCCATTAACACTTCTTGGATATGCAATCTCCTCTGGGGGTAAACTCATAAAGTCATCTCTAAACTTTTTAATAAAATTATTAAGTTCTTTCTCATCACCAGACATAATAATCTTGAGTGCATCTTTAATCTTTTGTCTACAAGGTGCAGGTGTGCTTGACTTGACACTTTCGATCCCCATCATCTTGAGTTGTGGTTCTTTATATCGAACACCCTCAACATCCCATGCATTGAGAATATATCTTTTCTTTGCAGTCCAGATACCTTTGTCTGCAATCACTTCACGTTTCATCTGCATCTTTTGTGCATATGCATTTGTATAGTTCGCAAGTTCTTGATAAGATTTGTTTATGTAAGGTTCTATCTTTTCTTTCGCAACCACATCTAGAAAATCAACTGGGCTTTTAGGTTCATACTTCTCTATCAACTTCTCAAAAGTTACATAGATAGAGTCAGTATCAGATGCAATCACATAATCTTTATCTTTAGTATCCAGTAGTTTGTTCATATACTGGTTTATCTTATTCTCAATCCAACGAATAGAAAGTTGGCCAGCAGTCGTGATACCCTCTGCAATCAGTAAGTCATAATACCTAAACCACTCATTACCAATCGCACCATAAGCAGAGTTGAGTGATATCTTTTTTGCCATCTGAATATTATTATATTTTGATATGTCTTTGAGAAGTTTTGGTTCTTTTGTATTCTCATACTGTTGTTTAGATTGTAACATCAACTTCTTATACTTCACACGATCATTATACATGGTTTCCATCATCTCAGATAGAAAACCTTTTTTACCAGTTTTGAACAAAGCACCATTTGGTGTCATTGTCAATCCTCTTTGATGCATACCAGACATATCAGTGTCTTGAGTTAGTAACTTCTCCACAGACATATTTTTGACTTGTCTTAAATCTTTGTTTACTGTTTCTGGTGAAATATTATATTGCATGATAAGATGTGGATACAAACTATTTAAATCAAAAGACATGACCCACTTGTGCATACCAACTTGTGGTTCTTTCACATATGCACCCTCAAACTTTTCTGATTTATCTGATTTCTTTTTTTGTGGTATGACAATATTTTTATCTCTAAGATAATTGTAAATAAGTATATCCCAATACTTAACAGAACCAAGAACATCCATATAATTAACTTTGGCCTCATATGCCATAGTCAAGAGTAATTCAATCAACTTCATCTTATCTTCAAGCTTATCGACAAGTTCAACATCTGTAATATTATATTCTATGAAAGACTGAAAATCATTTACATACCACTCACGAAATGTTTCATACGGATTACCATCTTTACGTTCACCAAGTTCAATAAACGCAATATGGTCTAGTCGATAAGACTCTTGACTTGTATATGTAAATTTTCTATATAGGTCAAAGTAATCTAAATGACCCACACCTTGTATATCATAGAGTTGATGATTACGTCCCATCTTAAATATTGTGCGAGATGATACACTACGCCATGGCGATAGTCTTCTTATCTCATCTTCACCACATCTATTTTTGATACGATTACAAAGATACGGAATATCAAAAAACTCTGTATTCCAACCTGTGATTACGTCTGGGTGATTACGTTCCCAGAATACAAGAAACTCCTTGATAAGATGTAATTCATTCTCACAAGAAACATAATGTACATCACTTCTATTAGTTGTAAATCTTCCAACACCCCAAACAATAATTTCTTTACTTTGATGATTTTTGATTGTGATTGATATCAACTTCTCTATCGCATCCTCAACATTAGGAAAGCCATTCTCACACTCTGTTTCGATGTC